TTAGATTTGCATTGTCAGAATTTTCTGGAAGAAGAATGCTATCAACATATGCACTGACTCCCGATGATTGTCCAGTAATTTTAGTTCCAATGAGTTGATCTGCATATGCAGACACAGGAACTCCTTGAAAGTTATTTTGTAACTGAACACAGTAATATGACTGACTATATCCCGTGTTTCCTGGTATTACCTTTGCACCTTCTTTGAAAAAATGCTGACCAAATCTTTCAATTTGATTCTGAAGGATTGATTGTAAATTCGTTAGTTCCCTAGCCTGAATCGGATATCCAGGTTTGAATAATACCTTATGATAATCGCTCGCTGGATCAAAATCGTCAAAGTATGGAGCTACGTTGAGGTTCGTTTGTTGAGGCATAATTCTTTAGAACTGCAAAATAACTTTTATGTCTTCCTTTTGGTTCACTGACCTTGTAATTGATGGTCGATTGTCAACGTAAATAATATTTCCAGAATGCTTTTTGACCTCTGGATCTGCAAGACCACTAGTAAAACTTTGACCAAGATAGTATGTACGATTATTTATTACGGTAGAAATACCTGAGAAAGAATCATCAATGGTCAAATTTTGTCCTGATGAGGGGACGATTGTTAGTGATCCTCCAGTTCCTGGAGAAGCGGTAAAGTCTTGCAATTCAAATCCATATGTAGGTTGTGTGTTAGCAGTTCCTACAGTGTTGAATCCTGCAACTGACCTATCTTGCCAATATTTAAGGACACCTGTTGTTTGATTGTAACTTATAACTCTTGCAACAGCAGTGGTGCCAGTAGAGATTGTTTGTGTAAAGTAAGAGTCTGCTGTGAAGGTTGCAGTGCTATATCCAGTTCCTACAAGTTTAAGGGCACCTGTTGCACTTGCTTTATCCGCAGAAAGTAATGACGTTGATCCGAATTGTTCAGGATTTTCAACAATACCTATTCTTGCGATTTCATTTCCTGTAATAAAATCTGGATTTTGATTATCATTTTCAATTCTTGAATACATCAAGACATTATATGCACCAAGTTCTCTGTAAATATCAGCACCATGACCACCTTGTGGAGACATTATTACATCAAATGTAGGTCTTGTCGTTCCTGTAGGAACACCACCAGCAATCAAATCAACACTACCAAAAGTATATCCAGAACCTTGATTTGATACTACAACTGAACTTACTTGAGAATTAGCATCAATGGAAATAGTGCATCGAGCACCTGTTCCATCTCCTTTGATGGGAACAGAGGTATAAGTTCTACTAGCAGTTCCTAATCCAACTCCCTTATTAGTGACAGTAACAATTTTGATACTTCCATCAACAGCGTTATCTCTCACCGCAGCATTATCGGTTGCTGTACTCCAATCTTTAGGAACTGGAAGATAATCAGTAGACTCAAACTTAACAACATCACTGGGTTTAATAGTAAACAAATATTTCCACAAATAACCATCACCACTATTACCAGCAGATCTTGGTTCTAAATCAGTAAAGGTTGGTTCGTCAAGAGACGGTCTGCCATTTGGATTGTCAGGATCTGTGCCGTTTTGAAGACAAATATAAACTCTAAAATCACTATTCATTACAAAATAGTTTGACAAATATAGAGTTGTAGATCCAGAAATTTTAGCAGTATTTGTTCTGCTATAGTCATGACGATACATGTCATATGAGGTTCCAGAGGACCAGGTTCTCTTAGGAACAACTTGCCTTACGTCGGCACTATTAATTTTCTTCAGAGCAATCATTGTGTCCCAATAATCATTCTCCTGATCAAAGTTATCCTTTGGTGCAGGAGGATCACTATCCCAATCACTTTGGTAATCAGATGGATTAGGAAGACCAATAAACGAATAATAAGAATTGCTGGAGCTCTCTACTCCAGCAACAAAGTTTTTTGCATTTAATATCCTAATCTGGTCCGTTATAATGGCAGCCATTTGACAGAGATTTTTTATTTATTTATTAGTGATCTATTGACGGTTTGTCACTATCCTATTTGTTCTAGGATATTTTACTCCGTCAGTTGTTGCTTTTCTGGAACTGTATGAATATCTAGGAATAGTTACTCCAGTTTCAGTTCTTTCTTTATTGTAAAAAAGGTAATTATTTCCAGCACCTTGAATATCTGTATTATCTGTAAAACCACCGCTAGTAGTCGTCATTTGACTCGTTTTTCGATGTTGTATTAAATACTCTTCAATGTCACTTTGATTCATTCTTGGATATTGCTCAAGTAAACATGCTAGAACACCACAAACTTGAGGAGATGCCATGCTTGTGCCATTATATTTTGCTAATTTATATGAAGAGTCTCTACTGTCATTGACAGTTGTTACTGAACCTCCAGATACTGTACCATCATTAACAGCAGAAATTATGTTAGATCCGGGAGAAAATATATCTACCCTTGGACCACAACTACTAAAGGTTGCTTTAGATTCATTTTCTAATGCACTGACTGCACCTACACATATTGAAAGTCTCTGTCCACCAACACCAGATTTGGCACCAGAAACGTTCCAACTTCCTCTGTGATAATAAAAAGTTTCTGGGTTATAGGCATCATTAACGATATTATTGTCATAATCATCACCACCTTGAACATCAATTTTCATTGAGTCATTTCCTGCGGCACCAACAAAAATAATTCCAGCATCTACACAATCCTCTAAGTCCGCAATAAGAGATGAGAGATAAGCACTTACATAAACATTTGTTGCATCGTAATCCACTATACCATATGAATTTAAAGTCGAATCAGAAAATGGAGCATTACCACTTGAGACGCCTCTATAAGTTATATATCGAAGAGCAGATCTTGCTATTGTATAATAACTGCCCCAACTATTGTTAACAATAGTTGGATTTACCCTTCCAGTATCTGAGTTTACTGTTTTTTGATTATGCCAAGCTAAAATATAATCAAAAAGATAAACATGGTTAATTGTATTTGCACCACCAGAATAAGGACTTATGTAATAAATGTTTGAATCTCTTGCCCAACCTTGCGTGTTTCCTGCAACAGTTGCTGCAACGTGCATTCCATGATTATCATTGGCATTATTCAATGAAGATCCTGATCTATATGAATAAGTTCCATTGGATTGTCCAGTGACTTGATTTGTTAGAGAAAACCAGTTGAACTGTTGAACTCTTGTTCCACCAGATCCATCAATATTTACTGCAAATTCAGGATGCCCTGTATTTAAATGTCCATCAACAATAACAACATCTACATTTTTCCCTGAAGATGTTGTTGTAATAGTAGCACTCGCATCTGAAGTATCATCAGAACCCCAATTTGATACTTGAGAACCTCTGACAGATCTGTACAAACCCCAGTTTTTATTAGTATTTGCTACAGAGGAACTTTTATCCCAATCGGATGAAGTTTGTACCCATGATGGTCTTACTTGTATGGAATCTATCAAAGATTGTTTATCAATTGCTATGACTCTTTCATCTTCTAATAATGAACTGACTTCACTATCCTCTAAATCATATCCAGTGTTTCTACTGATTGGTCTTCTATCATAACAAGTTACTTCTCTATTTGGAATGGTAGAACTTCCACCAGTGGTTTCCATCTCATTATAAAATGAGTCGATGTCAGTTCCTTTTTTTACTGTAACTACGTACTGTGTCATTAGTCTTCCATTTTTACTACAGATAATGTAACAGTAATATCTGCGGCAGATGATTCATTATTCGTTACTGCAGCATAGACTGTGCTTCCCACAGAAACATCATTATTCCATCCGATGACTCCTGGAGTCATTAAGAAAGTGCTTATACCAGCAGTTTCTGTACGAACCTCTGCAATCAATCCAGACCCTGCTGCAGGATCTGCCAAATAAGATCTACTAGCATCTGAAGTTCTTGACGCAGCATCAACATAAAGTCTTACCCATGCAGCACTACTAATTCCAACCTTTAATAACCCATAAGACTTATATGCTGTGATACTCAAGTTGGTCGTGGCACCCGTTCCAATAGATCCTGTTGCTGCAGAAACATTCGTTCTACTGGTGGTAATACCGCCTCCACTAAAAGATGTTGCTGTACAAACACCAGTGATGATTACACCACCTGGATCAGTTTTTAGCCTCTCTTGTGTACCAGTAGAATAAAGTTTTGCATTTCCATCAGAATCTGCATTAACTGAGAAAGTGCCAGTTCCATTACCACCTAATACAACACTCCCCTCTCCCTGAATGAGAATTCCTCCCGCATCACTTCCAGCATTACGAATATTTGTAGCACCACTACCTCCAAAAATTTCAAAAAATCTATTAGATCCGTTATACATTTTAAATGTACCAGACTCCACAGCACTAGCACCCATGGCAAAATCGTAGTTAGCTGGCATATTAACATTGCCGACAAAAGTGGATACACCAGTTACGTTAATACCACTATTTCTGATTGTAACAGCAGTACCAACAATGGCACTACTCATTGTAGTTACACCTGTTACTTCTAAGTCATTTTCAATCTTAACTTTCTTTGTGGTACTAACTCCAGTATTAGTATCATAGTTAGCCCATGTTCCACCAGCACCAGTGCCACCACTACCAGAAGAACTAATTGTTACTTGTCCAGTGCTTCCAGATAAAGTAATATTTGAACCAGCAACCAGTGAAGTGACACCAGCCCCTGTCAATCTTTCTCCGGCAATAGCT